AGTTGTCTGTTAGGACTGAACTTGTTGGTGGCACTGGCAAATACGGGCGTCTTCTGGGTTGGCTTTACATTGGGGACGACAGTGTGTCCCTTAACGAGCAAATGATTATTGAAGGTTATGCTCACGCCTATGATGGAGGCACTAAGGATATGAATCTTGAAGCACTGAAAGAGATTCGCCGTGAGCATGGAACATTAGTAGAATGAGTGTAAACCAACACTTATAAAAATGTAGCCTAACGATACAATATTTTTCACTACATACACTATAATGTTTGTAGTGGAATATTTTTATGCTCGGCATATATGTAATCATCACTCTCATTGTTCTCATGGTAGCGTATGCTGGCGTGGAAGAAACTATGCGCTTATTCGCTTATGCTGATCTTGTGATCAGGTATCAGTGGATTAAATTTAAAATGTTTTTGATGAGACGTAAATTAGAACAACAACTTATAAAGGATCTACCTGACTTCAATAAACTCGCAAAGGAATTAAAAAATGACCAACGATAAGGAACTGTCTGATCTTAAATTACAAAGAAAAGAATGTCCCAAGTGCCATGCGGTCTGGATTAATGGCACACATATTTGGTCTGGCACTGGTGCTAAAGGTAATGATCTAGATCTTGCTGGTCTCGTTTGTAACAATTTGGGAGATAATACATGTATTAATCCAGTAAGAGGAATGGAAGGTGGAGATACGTGGAAAAAACGACTGGAATTTTTAGAAAATTTAGAAGAAGAGAATAAAGATAAATACTAGTGGTGAACTAGGTTTTTGTTTTGGCGACTGGTACTGATGTATACTTGGGTAATCCCAACCTGAAAAAGGCTGGGACCCCAATACAATTTACAAAGAAGCAGATTGATGAGTGGATCAAGTGTAAAAATGATCCTATTTACTTTGCGATGAACTATATAAAAATCATCTCTCTTGACGAAGGTTTGGTGCCTTTTGAGATGTATGATTTTCAAAAAAAGATTTTGAGTGATTTTCATGAAACAAGATTCAACATCGCAAAGCTCCCAAGACAAACAGGAAAGTCTACTACTGTTGTCGCTTATCTTCTTTATTATGCAATTTTTTACGATAGTGTTAATATTGGTATTCTTGCAAACAAGGCATCTACCGCTAGGGAACTGCTAGGAAGACTGCAACTTGCTTACGAGAATCTACCAAAGTGGATGCAGCATGGTGTATTGGTATGGAACAAAGGTAATGTGGAGTTAGAGAATGGCAGTAAGATATTGGCAGCTTCTACATCTGCGAGTGCTGTCCGAGGCATGTCGTTTAACATTCTCTTCCTCGATGAGTTCGCATTCGTTCCAAACCATGTTGCGGAGCAATTCTTTGCCTCTGTTTATCCTACTATTACTTCTGGTAAATCAACGAAAGTAATTATTATCTCTACGCCTAATGGCATGAATCACTTCTACAAGATGTGGGAGGATGCTAGGAGAGGTAAGAATGATTATACTACTAATGAAGTTCACTGGTCTCAAGTTCCTGGCAGAGATGCCAAGTGGAAAGAAGAGACAATTAAGAACACATCTCCAAGACAGTTCGCACAAGAGTTTGAATGCGACTTCCTTGGATCTGCTGATACTTTGATTAGTCCAGCAAAGTTACAAACTATCCCATTCGCAGACCCAATTAAATCAAATGCTGGACTTGATATCTATGAGAGAGTCGAAAAGGATCACGAATATATTATTACTGTCGATGTTGCCAGGGGAATTGGTGGCGACTATTCTGCTTTCCTCGTGTTTGATATCACCACGATGCCGTATAAGATCGTTGCAAAGTACAGAAATAATGAGATTAAACCTATACTGTTTCCCTCAGTAATCTTTCAAATTTGTAAAGAATATAATAACCCATACGTTCTGGTAGAAGTAAATGATATTGGTGATAGTATCGCTGCTACTCTTAATTACGATCTTGAATATCCTAATGTACTTATGTGTGCGATGCGTGGTAGAGCAGGTCAAGTCGTGGGGCAAGGATTCTCAGGATCAAAAACACAACTAGGTGTTAAGATGAGCGTAACGGTCAAGAAGATCGGTTGCTCTAATCTTAAAGCTATTATCGAAGAAGACAAATTAATATTCAACGACTTCCAGATCTTCCAAGAACTTACTACATTCGTACAGAAGAAGCAAGCATGGGAAGCAGATGAAGGATACCATGACGATCTTGTAATGTGTATGGTTCTCTTTGCGTGGTTAGTCATGCAAGAGTATTTTAAAGAGATGACAGATCAGGATATCCGAAGAAGAATCTATGACGAACAACGTAATCAAATAGAACAAGACATGGCTCCATTTGGTTTCCTTGATGACGGTATGGGTGATGATACTTTTGTTGATGGAGATGGAAACCTTTGGGAATATGGAGACAAGCAAGAAGAAGTCGGATACATGTGGAACTACTAATGAATATTGAAGACCAATTTTCATTAGAACATATTCTATTCAAAGAAAGAAAATGTAGATCATGTGGGATTAAAAAAGATCTTATAGAAGATTTTTATCTTACGCGAAAAACTAAGAAAGGACATCCATCAGCATACGCATATGAATGTAAGGAGTGTACTGTCAAAAGGGTTATGGAATCTAGAAAAAAGAGAGATCCATTTACCGATTGGGGATATCCAGATTGGTAGTTCATGTATTGTTCACCACCTCTGAAGGATTCAAAAATCTAAATAGATTTAGATAAAATTGATATCTAAAGAGGTATAAAACATGGCAAGTCAAGTCTCGCCTGGTGTTGTTATTAGAGAACGTGATTTTTCCAATGCTGTTGTAGTAGGAGCCACCGCTATTCGTGGTGCTATTGCTTCTTCATTCCGCACTGGTCCAGTAGGCAAAATTGTAAACATTGGTTCCGAAAGAGAACTTATTGATGTGTTCGGCACACCATCCGAGGCTAACGCTGGAGATTGGTTGGTTGCTGCAGAATTCCTTCGCTACGGCGGACAACTCGCAGTTGTTAGAGCAACAACTGGTGTTTCAAATGCTACCGAAAGTGGTAGTGGTGTTCTTATCGGTGATAAGGATGCTTTCGATGCTGGCGTAACTTCCGAGAAGTTTGCTGCTCGCTATGCTGGTGCTGACGGCAACAACCTTAGAGTTGTAATCGTTGACCGTGGCGCTGATTATGTCATCGCAAAAACTGGTCATGGTTTATCAGTTGGTGGCACGTATACAGACGATTCTGCTGTAGGACACGAAGTGTATGAAGTTATTAACCCTAATAGTTTCTCCATTGTAAAAGGTTCTGCTGTTCCAACTCCAGCAGCTGGTGATACAGCAACTGTTTGGGATTACAATTCACAAGCAATCGATACAACTGGTTTAACTTACAAAGCAATTGGTCCTCGTCCTGGTACTTCTGCGTATGCCGCAGAGCGTTTCCTTTCAAATGACGAAGTACACGTTGCTGTTGTTGATACAGCAACCAATACTATTGTTGAGAGACTAACGTATCTCACAAAATTAACTGACGGCAAAACTCCAGAAGGTGCTTCATCTTATTGGAAGGATTATGTAAATCAGTATTCTCGTTACATCTATGCTGGTGCTTCACTAGCAGCAGATGATACAACAGCTGTTGGAGAAGATCCTGGTGCAACGGCAGCATCTTATGGTGCTACTAATGCTTCCCCACTAGCACTGTCAAGAATCTTATCTACGGCAGGTGGTGCTTTAACTGGTGGTGCTGATGACTACGCATATACTGCTGGTGAAATCCAAGCAGCATATGATGAGTTCCTAGATACAGAGCAAACAACTGTTGACTTCGTTTTGATGGGTGGCAATGCTGCTAACGAAAACGATACTGTTTCTAAAGCACAAGCAGTTGCTGCTATTGCTAACAGCAGAAAAGATTGTGTCGCATTCCTTTCTCCTTGGACTGGTACTCAAGTAGCTACTTCTGGTGGCAGTGCTTTGACTCCAGCACTACAACTATCAAACACAATAGCATTCTTTGATAACATCAGTTCTTCTTCATATGTTGTTCTAGACAGTGGTGTTAAGTATACATACGATCGTTTCAATGACAAGTATCGTTACGTAGGTTGTAACGGTGATGTTGCTGGTGTATGTGTTTCAACTTCTTCTATCCTTGATGACTGGTTCTCTCCTGCTGGTCTAAATCGTGGTGGTATTCAGAATGTTGTAAAACTTGCTTTCAATCCAAACAAAGCACAACGTGATGATCTTTACACAAATAGAGTAAACCCAATCGTCTCAATGGTCGGTTCTGGTCCTGTTCTATTTGGAGATAAAACTGCTCTTGCTTCACCTTCCGCATTTGATAGAATCAACGTCCGTCGTTTATTCCTCAACGTTGAGAAGAGAGCAAAAGGACTCGCAGAAGGCGTACTCTTTGAGCAAAATGACAGCACAACTCGTGGAGCATTTGCTGCTTCAATGACTTCATATCTTGCTGAAGTTCAAGCACGTAGAGGTGTTACAGATTTCTTGGTTGTTTGTGACGACACAAACAATACTCCAGAAGTCATCGACAGAAATGAGTTTGTCGCTGAACTCTACCTCAAGCCTACACGCTCCATCAATTATGTAACAGTTACAGTAACTGCTACTAAGACGGGCGTTTCGTTTGCTGAAGTCATCGGTAGATGATAATTAATTATAGAGAAAAAATTACGAGATAAACAACAATGGCACTGTCAAACGTTTCTAGTTTCTTACAAACTATCGGTCAGGGCGTTAAGCCCAACATGTTCTTGGTGGATGTTCAATTCCCCGATTCCCTTTCAAAAGGTGGCGAGGATTTAAACCTTACAAATATTCTTTGTAAGTCTGCTGCTCTACCAGGTTCAAATCTAGGTGTGATCGAAGTTCCTTTCAGAGGAAGAACAGTCAAAATCGCAGGTGATCGCACCTTCGATACATGGTCTGCTACTTTCTTCAATGATAAGGACTTCAAACTTCGCGCATTCTTTGAAGAGTGGGCAAACAACATCAACACCCACGAAGCAAATACTTCACCTCTCTTCACTCCATCAACCACTTCTGGTTACATGGCAGATCTTTCTGTCAAGCAACTTGAAAAAGATGCTAGCGAAGAAGGATCAATTCTCAGAGAATATACTCTGAAGTACTGCTTCCCAACTAATGTTTCTCCTATCGATCTTGCTTATGATAGCAATGATCAGATTGAAGAATTCACTGTTGAGTGGCAGTATTCTTACTTCACTGCTCAAGCAGGATCCAGAGATGGTGTTTCTGGCATTGGCGTGGTCTGATAAATAGTTGGAAGCGCACAAGTTAAATAGATAATCATGAGTCAGTTATTTGGCTTCCAAATTAACAGAAAAGAGGGGCAGCGAGGTCAATCTCCTGTCCCTCCTTCTGCTGAAGATCCAGTTGCAGTAGCAGCAGGTGGATATTATGGAACGTATGTAGATACGGATAATCAAGCTCGTAATGAGTTTGAGATGATCCGTCGTTATCGTGATATGGCAATTCATCCCGAGGTGGATAGTGCTGTTGACGAAGTTGTTAACGAGTTTATCGTAAGTGATGCTTACGATTCTCCTGTAGAAATTAACTTAGATAATCTAGGTGTTGGTGCTGGAGTAAAAACTAAAATTCGTAATGAGTTTGAGTATATTAAAAGACTTTTAAACTTCGACAATCGAGCACATGAGATTGTCCGAACTTGGTATATTGATGGACGTTTATTTTATCATAAGGTTATCGATTTAGATAATCCCAGAAAAGGTATTACAGAACTTCGTTATATTGATCCGATGAAGATCAAGAAAGTTCGTCAAAAAATTGACAATACTCCAAAAGATTCTCTAGCGAAAGCAGCAATCAAAGGCACGGCGCTTGAGTATGAATATGGAACGTTTGTCGATTACTATCTGTACAATCCAAAAGGTTTCTATAAAGGCGGTGTCCTAGGACCGATTGGAGATATGTCTTTGTCTCAGGGTGTCAAGATGGCAACTGATTCAATTACATTCTGTCCTTCTGGACTACAAGATTTAAACAAAAGAATGACTCTTGGTTTCCTTCATAAGGCAATCAAGACTCTCAATCAATTAAGAATGATTGAAGATTCAATTGTTATCTACAGATTATCACGCGCACCTGAGCGTAGAATTTTCTACATCGATGTAGGCAATCTACCTAAGGTAAAAGCAGAACAATA